GTCATAGCTTTTGAGATAAATCTCTTCAGCTCTCCCATATACCTGTAAGAATGGAACTGATTCGATTAAATCGAAGCAGTCCATTCCACCGTCCCTTAGGGATGTTATGTGACAAACCATTTCAGTAGCTAGGTCTCCCAAGCTACCTTTTGTTTTGTCACTAACAATCCTTTCCCTAGACTTTAGATAAAGTTGTTGTACGACTTGGACAGTCACCCATTGCACAAAAAGTGTTTGGTTGACTTTCTTTTGTCATACAATTTTCTTTATCGGAAAAATGGTCTTTACGTAAGCATATAAAGCCTTACCTAGTTGACCTTTCCCTTGTAAAGTTTTAAGAAAGGAGATTACCAAATTAAGTGTAGGTTTGAATTTGGACCATCTGGTCCTATTCCAACCTAGTACTTTAACGAGGTAATTCCCTAAGTCAGACATCAAATCAGTGTTCCAACACTTATAGTCAAACTCTTGGACGATGATGGCGATACTAGAAATAGTTTCGCATCGTCGTTCATATAGAGCAGCTAAAGGGAAGGGAGACACATTAATACCATGGAGCCGGATTTGCTTAGCAAATTCGAAACCATATGGTGATTCATGTGTCTTTGAATATTGAATTTCAATATCCCACTCAGCCAGAAGCTTTTTATACTCACTAGCTAATCTATCGTTAGCAATAACGATATCATCGCCTAGTAACATATAACGAGCCCTTTTCCATCGTAGGTTAGCCTTTCTACAGGCTTTCCAAACGAGGAAATGGTGTGCTAATGATGTAGAATTAAAGGATGAGTATATCCCCATAGGGTTACCCGTCCTATAATAGGCAGGATAACCCTTATAAAAATAGGGAGAACCGACCATTAATTCTTTTCATGAATCAGCATATTCTGAACCGAACCAAATAGATAGTATACGTTGGTTTATTACAATTGGAAACCTATCAGTAAAGGCCTTAAGGTCGATACTATGATATGAGCTTCCAATGGAGTTTTCCAATGTATAAAATAATTTGGTTTGATCTGATGTGCAGTCTTGTCGAATTCTTGAGAGAACTTTAGCAAGATAATTATGCAAAGGTAGCAAAGCTGCCTGAGTATAATAATCTCCTATAGCAACCTCTCGTATTTTCCCTTCTTTATCTTGGATCTTAGCTAGTCTTCGAGAAACTAGACTACCTTTACGAGTAGCCCGAGAATCGAAGAAGAGTGGGATCCTAAGATAAAGAGAGGAAAACCTACACATAAGGTCAACTAACTTCTCACCAGCGGTAGCTTTAATAGCATTCCACTGTTCAGGAGTAAGAGACATTATGTCCATGTATGAGGTTCAAAGAGCGTGTCCGTTAGGACCACTCTTCGAGCTCATGTGAAATTCCTTAAAGCGTAAAGCTTTAGGGACTTTCCCAATGGTTGTAGTATTCACTCCTAATGCTTTAAGAAATTGAAATATATCTTCATCTAATGATCAGGGATTACCG